GTTCCGTAGTAGTTACTCTACGGTTCCACCGCCGTGAGGCGGAGATCGACTATATATTCCCATATATAGTCTCGCCCTTCTGATATCCACTCACCCTTTTTCAAGGGGTGAGTACTCTTTAGGATATCTTCTGGATCGGGTGAGGCCCTGTCATACCAACAACGGCATGATAGAAACCTCACACTTGGTATAGGCTTGTCAACCCTTAGGCTGATAGCCCCGTTCCGCACATATCCTCCGATAATCGAAAGGATCCAGCCATCCCAGTTAATGGGGTGGCCGTTCCAGTCGTGCGTCGAGTTACTTCGCAACTTGACTGTGACAGTGCGTGGTCGTATGACCGCGACCTGTCTCAGAACTTTCTGTTTCCAGAAAGGTAAAAGTTGTTTAGTAGCTGTCCTCCTTGCTAATTCCCTATTAGCGGTGTGGATGAGGCTCGCCAATGACGACGAAACCTTGAAACCCTCAGTATCATTACAAAAGTAAGGAACTGGTAGTTTAAGGGCCGCCGGCACAAGGTCATACAAATACTGAAGTGTCGCGTTAAGCGGCACTCCGGTCTTGTCGACCCAGCGAGTCAGCCTGTTAAAGGCTGAATATGCATCTTGATAAGTTTGGAGACGCCTTATATAAACGCCACGAACATCATGGCCTTCTATATAGTCGCCACCACAACTTTCTCTGAATGTACCTGTATTAAAGGATTTATCCTTGTTAACGGTAAACCCAAAATGATGTAATGCGGCAACAACATCGTCGTAGACCTCACGGTCTACGATAATGTCATCGCCGAACACACCAAAATTGGGTAGTCTTTTACCGTTTGATAGCCTTAGTTTTTTGTTTCTAAGTCTATATACAGCGCGCACCAGAGCCGAGAAGATTAGGGTCTGCAAGGGAAATGTAAAACCATTTCCCATGCTACTCACCATGTAAAGCTCAATAAGCTCCCCAGAAGGGAGTTTCGTGTATGGCGATCTTGCGATCTCCAACCACCTGAGCACATAACGTGGCAATATCTTACGTAGCAGGTTTAGACTGATCGTATCCGAGGCACTGGATAGGTCAATCGTCCCGAAAGTACCCGACATCGACCCAATCTGGGCCAACTGCCGGTTTATTTCAGGCTGTTTAGTAAGATCGATCCTAAAATAGCGCTTGAGAAGGCGCGTTAGGACGTCACCGATCCCTTTCTGAAACACCATATTCAGAACGGGCTCAGTGCAGATAGTCCTACTCTCGTCAAGTGTTTTTGGAACGAAAGAAAGGGAACTTGCCTCCACTAACCTAGATCCAAAGTGGGCTGAGCGTACAACCTCAGCCTGCTTACACCTGGGTATCGAGTCAATGGCCACCTCAAATAAACGAGGCAGAGCGACGTTTGTATGCGTAAGTGGAGATGAGAAGAGCTTCGTGTAGAAGCTATTATCATCGGAACCCACGGACGCACCAGGACCTAAACCAAAGCCTCTAGATATAGAGGTCAGGTTGATTGTCGAATCCTGGTTCGATTCAATGAATATCTTGTCGAAGAAGTAAGTTACTTCGCCAAGAACCTGACCAAGGAAGTCATGATCAGGAGTAACGCTGTAATCACGGCAACGCTCGTTACAAAGTTTAAACTTTGCAAGAGCAGCGTCGTTAGCGCTAGTATCCCCCTCAAGAGGTTCCCATTTTTTAATGAGCGACCTTTTAAGATGGTTACAGCGCTCCGCAGCGATACCTTCATCGAAGGTTGCAACGTCGCGAGCAAGTAGTGCGAGCAGCTCAGTGCGATGGCACATAAGGACACTCCGAACAGTTGAAGAACATAGGGCCAGTAATGGTCCATAGACACTCCTATCTCGCTAGAACAACAGCGATTTAGAGGGAACCGGTAACAGTCGTATCGCCAAGACCAGCACTGATCTGGCTCAAAGAGCCAATCAGCAAGCTAATCATGGCGCGGACGTTCGCCGGGTCGTAAGTGTCCGCACCTGCAGGTATCATGAGTTCAATTCGACCCATGGCTACCTCGATTGGTGCATTCACATAAGGTGTCACACCTTTAAGTGTGATAACCTTATATGCGTTCTTCTTCACTGACGATACGGCCTGTCCAGTGGAAGGATTTCTGTAAGGTACAAGGCTCATAACCTTGGGCCTCCAGAAACTTACACTGAACGGACTAGACGCCGAGTGAACGGTGACACCCGTCTGGGTGCCACCGAGCGAGGTGACAGTCCACTGCTTCGCATTTGTATCCGGTGGGTTATCAACCGCAACCGTGTACGTAGGGCTTGTAAGCCCCGTTTGTGCACCACCCGTTACGGGTGTGTTGAGTGAAACGGCCATTTAAGGCTCCTTGAAGTATATAACAACGAAAGGGCATCATTAACGCTTACGCAATGAGTTCCATAACGCGGTCAGGTTTGTGACCTGGCCAATGCCCGGAATCTGCAACTGCAGAGACGGGTATGTTATGTTCTTACCACGTGTAACGTTAATAACGGAAGTTGTCCAGCCACCGGCAGCTTGCTCAGGAATCCTCTCAGTGAGAGTATTTTCCGCAAGCTTCCTTGGGTACCAGGTTACGACTTTAGAATACTTAGTACCTCTAGAGTACCAGGAAAGTTGTGAGAGATCAGTAGTAACAGCGGTCAAAACACTACCGACGTTACTAAAGTAATCAATCACAAAAGACCAGGGTAGAATTTCCCAGACAGTTGGAACGAACTCGCTCCAATTGAAACCGGTAACTTCTAAAACTCTATCGATACTAGACCTGGCGGTGCTATTCGCTTGTGCCTTAACCCCAGCACGGATCGTCACGAGGGCCGTACGGTTAAATGTACGGTCGCCCACTATATTTGTGAAGATGTAAGCACCTTCACCCATATAGACGGAAGTGACGAACCGTTTTGTCGCGACAGCAGTGACACGTGTGGTACGCACATCCTCGTAAAGACGGACTAGCGCATCACAGGCGGCTCTGGTATCGTTCAGTAACGGCTTAACGCCGAACTGATATTCCAAATAGGAATCTGACAACGCCTTATTGAGAGATTTTCCTTTCAAGCTGTTGGTACGCTTACGCGTGGCCTTAGCCCAGGAAATGGTGTAGTCCCTCAAAGAAGACGCGGGGCGCTTTAACAAGCGAAGAGTGTCTCTGAGCTCACCAATAAAGGTGGGCCCTGAGATAGCGCGTTGTGCTTCTCTAATTTTGTTAAAGAAGCGCGCGCTGCACTCGCTGGTTGCCTCGTTGAGTTCCGTGCCTATACTGTCGTTAAAAACGACTGTAACGCACGGATTCTCGCAACGATATGTCAACCAGGGATCATGAATAGTGTTCCGTAACTGGCCAGTTAAAGAGCCAGGCGTAAACTTCACGTCCCTGATTGTCACACTAAGGTCGTTTGTAGCACTGGACCCTAACCTAATCAAATCTCTATACCGAGGGTTATCTTGACCGATACGTATGTTACTGACATTGACACGAGATTCTTGTCGAATGAAAGCAACACCGTTAGGGTTAATAAACTCTCTAAATATAGACTTTGATCCGGTGATCGTGCGATTTCCCATGAAATCCCTTTCTTAGATCTCAATTAATGAGGCGGCCGATAGGCCAACACGAAAGGTCACCG